TGCACTGGGATGGATTACTAGCTGTAACTCCCGCAAGCAAGCATGTTCTTGATGCCGACACGCGATATGGCAAACTAATCGAGATGGCTTTATCTCTTACAATGCAATGTATTGAAATACTTTTAACCAAGCATAAAAAGGTCAAGCTATTGGTATGCGAGGGCAACCATGATGAGTCTGGCTCTGCTTGGCTTAGAAAAGCGGCAAAGGTTATTTATAAAAATAATCCAAGGCTAGAAGTCGATGATACTGAGTTTCCTTATTACGCTCACTTGCATGGCGAGATAATGCTAGGATTTCATCATGGACATAAAAAGAAGAATACCGCACTTCCTACGCTGTTTAGCGCAGAACCAAGATACAGGGCTATGTGGGGTCAGGCTAAATACTGCTACATACACACAGGTCACTATCACCATAAAGAACAGGATGCGTCTGAGGGAGGCGGGGCTATTGTAGAACGTCACCCAACTCTTGCGGGTGCTGATGCTTATGCCGCTAGAGGCGGTTATGTAAGCTGGAGGGCGGCTCATGCAATAACCTATCATAATCGCACTGGAGAGCATTCCCGCAAAACGGTAGTGCCAAGTTTAAGAGATGACTAATGTTATTAAATTTCCGAAAAGTGGAGTTAGTGCTGTTAGACAGTTTTGCGATTGCGGTAATGGCCTTGAGTATTGGGTTGGCGATGATGACAATGCTTACGGCATTTGCCCTTATTGCAATCTTGGGATGCCATGCGAAGTTAAAATGCTTGAAACGGAGGAAGATGAGTGAGTGCGCTAAACAAGCAGGAAGGGGGCGATCATTACAAGTTAGCCATCCAGCCGATTCAATATATCACCGCAAACAAATTAGATTTTATTCGCGGAAATATCATTAAGTATGCGACTAGGGATAAAAATGGCGCAGAAGATATAAAAAAGATCATCCACTACTGTGAACTATTGTTAGAGTTGGAATATGGCGAAGAAGAAGAAATCTACCGTAGCACAAGAGGTTGAGAAGGCGGCCAAGCTGTTACAAAGGTTGGTTAGGTTAAAGTCATCAGATGATAACGGGTATTGCACTTGCGTTACGTGCGGCAAGGTAGACCACTATAAGAATATGCAAGGCGGCCATTTTTACTCCCGTAGGCATATAGTATTCAAGCTATTTGAAGAAAACATCCACCCACAATGCCCTGCTTGCAACCAGTGGGGAATGAAAACCACCAAAATCCAAGAAGCCTATCGGATATACATGGAAGATACGTATGGTGCTAGGCGCATCAGGGCAATGCAGAGACTGGCTTGGAGGGCATCGCCTAAGTTTAACAGGGAAGAAGTTATCCAGTTTGCCAGAGACTTAAAAGAGCAAATCAAAGAGCAAGAATGGCGCATAGGTGAAATGTAGCGCAGTAAAGTGTCGTATTTTTGCATTTATACGCGCAAATTTTCGTTCCATATACGAAAAAGTTATAAACAGATTCTTTTTATTCCATAATATTATATACAAAAGGGTGTACTTTGTACGGGAAAGGGCATATAGTAACACCTCAATCAATTAATAAAGTAATAAACAGATGACTAAATTAACAAAAGCGCAAAAAGTAGCCCTAGAAAAACTGTCTAATATGACATTTAAAACTATACCCCAATCAGGCGAGTGGGTTGAAGATATGTATCATCACGGTATAAACGCTACGACCATGTTTAGCCTTAAAGATAAAGGAATGATTAGCGTTAGCCGTATATATTTGGAAGGTTTTTGTAGCGCGGATCTGGTAGTACTGAAAACACAGTAACTAATTACTAAACGCCCCCTACGGGGGGCAATCAATCAAGGGGAATAAAATGAAACAAACAGAATCTCTTTATAAAGACACAGAGTTTGGCAAATGGCTTGAAGCTATGCCTGAAAATGTTAAGTCAAACTATAGTGAGTGGAATGTGGATATGGGAGGCACAAGAGTGCAGGTTACTTTTTTCATTGAGGATGAAGAAGAATAAATTCAACCGCCCCCTACGGGGGGCAACTTCAATAAAAGTAAACATTAATGTTACCAGGGAGATATCAATGATTAACCATCCTTATAAAGTCGGCCAAGAAGCCGCACGAATTGAGCGCAAGAAACGCGCAGAGAGCAGACAGGCAATGGTAGCGGCAGTAGTTTTGTTTCTTATATTTAGCATTGTTTCACATATGGAATACACCGACTGCGTAAAATACGGTGTATGTTAGTTTCTCCCCTATTGCCCCCTTCGGGGGGCTTTTTTAAGGATAATAATATGAAAGCTGATTTAAGAGATTTTGTAGGTTGGGTCACATCAAGAGATGATAGATGGGATGGTGACTTGATCGCACTGAGCGACAGCGAGAAAGATGCTTGCTGTTATACGTGGCTTAAAATGCACTCGACTTGGCTAGATGATATATTCCCGCACACCTGTTCGGATAACTTTGATGCGGTGCTAGATTTAACTTATCGGATCGGGCAATATCAAGCATTACCGTCTGGGTCGCTGGCTTACTATTTTAAGTCGAAAGAAACAGAATACCGCCATGAGTGCGATGATGACGGGTTCTGGTCTGAAGCATTAGATGACTTCAAAGCTATCTTAGACAATGATGACTTTGAGGAACTAATACGGGGTAGAATATATCTCTACTTGGAAGAGACTCTTAGGGAAAAGGTTTGGGATGAATTCTGCCAATACCAAAGTATCGAGAGGGCATTTTCATGGGAACACTGAATGCAGTTAATGAGTGGAAGCGTTTAAGAGAGTTGTATCCAGCAATAGAAAAAAGCGAGGCAAATGATGAACCAGATAGAAAAAGCAATGAAAGAAGCCCACAAATTCGCAGACAAGGCGATAAAAGAAGCCAACAAAAGCGACAGGGTAGGTAAGATTAAAGAATGGCTGATGACTGATATAGTCGTAAAGCGTATGTATTTAGCGGTGGTATACTTTACTTTATTTGGGTTTATCGCTTTGGAAATGTTGATTTACTAGCGGTCAGGGGTTCATAACCCTTCCTGCCAGAGTGATGCACTGGTGACCACTACGCATCAGGCCAAGGTTTCCCTTAACCTTTTGACCCAGACTAGCCCACTGGGGAGCCGAAACGGGCTATATAATATACATTAGAATATATACCAGAAAAGGTATTAATCTTATCAAAAACAAGCATTTCTCAGCATATCCAAAAGTCTTTATAATCTCGCCTCATTCACGCAACCAGAGGCAACAGTGCTTTACATTATCCTATTTACCCTTATCTCCCTTACCGCAGTAGCCGCAGACGATCTAAGATAATTTACATATTCGTTTAAAACCGTATACAATGCCCCTATCCATCTACGTTAGGGGTATGTTATGGAATCAATCAAAGTATCAAATCGGATAGATGAATGCCTATTTTTTGAGCTAGAAGATCATCTGGCTCAGTTCGACGCAATCATGGACTCATTAGTAGAAACAGACGTACAACGCCACACAATACGCGAGGCTTTAGCGGATTGGTCGCAGTCTGTAGATGAGGCTGTGGAAGATATTATTGAGCAACAAAAACCAGAAGAGCCTACACTTAAAGCAGATGAATTATTTGGGACTGAAGTATGACTGCTGGCAGACCGAAGTGGATACCTGATGAATTAGCCTGTCGTAAGGCGCGAGAGATGGCCTCTAGAGGGCTTACAGTCAAGCAGATAGCCGATTGCTTGGGGGTGAGTGATGCAACCGTCTATGAGCGTCAGAAGGAATATCCAGAGTTTCTTGAGGCTATAAAAAGGGGTCGCAGTGAAGGTATTAATCAAGTAACTAACAAACTATTCGAGAAGGCGGTTGATGGCGATAACACCTGTATGATCTTTTATCTAAAGACCAGAGATCGAGAGTCATGGGGCGATCAATACGTTGAACCAGTAAAAGAGATTCCACCAATCCAGATACTTGTGGATAAAGATGCAATTAACAAAGCCGCAGAGTGAAATCTTTTTAAGTGAGGCTAGGTTTGTTTCTGTTGTTGCAGGGCGTAGATTCGGCAAGACGTTTCTAGCTACTGGCGCATTATTGAGGGCGGCCATATCTGGTAACAATCGTAACGTCTGGTATGTTGCCCCTACCTACGGGGCGGCCAAAGAGATTTGTTGGAATATGCTGATTGATACTATCCCAGAACAGTACATCCAAAAGACCAACGAAACAGCCCTCACGATCAAGCTAATCAATGGATCAGTGATTGCCCTGAAGGG